GCTGCGTTGACGGCGGCTACTGCTGCATTCTGTGCGGCGTTGACGGCACCCGCCACCGCGTCCGCTGTCGCCTCCCTTTCGAGCTGGCTTGTCAGGTTCGCGGCGGTGATTCCGTCAAGCAACGCCCCGTTCGCATGGGAGTGGCACTTGGCTATGGCGTTTTCCGCCGCATCCGCGCGTATGTTCGAATCCACGGTTGCCATCAGCCGCCACCCCCTTCGCGGATAACGAGCTTGCCGGTCTCCGCGTTCATGAGAAGATACCCGGTCGCGTCGTTCATCGCCAAGTAAGCGCCTCCGCGCTTTGCCGGTTTTCGCTTCCGGCGCATCATCAGCCTGTTTTTCGGCAGCCTGAACCTAAGCCGCGCCATCTGCCTTGAACTCCTCTATCCGCTTGCGCAGGTTGTCGGCCCCAATGTTGTGCGAATACTTCAAGCCCAAGCCGTCCGCTTCGGCTTTCAATGACTTTAGTTCATTCGGGGCGGTATCGTTATCTGCGGCGGCATCGTCATCGGCCTGTGCATCGTTATCTGCGGCGGCATCGTCATCGCCACCACCGCTTATCTCTTCCACTTCGATGCCCGCGCTGCTTAGGTGGCGCGCTACCCATTGGTCGCTCGTCTCGCCGACGCCGTCGGTGAACTTGATGCCGTAGCGCATGCCGCTGAACCCGCCGGGCAACGTGACTATATACTTCATGACTTTGCCCCCTATACCAGAATGCGCCTGAACACGCCCGCCTTGCGCGTGTTTTTCAGCACCACCGCCATGACCGCCTCTACATCGCCCGTCTTGATCGTCCCGGGCTCCGTCAGGTTCGGAAGCGCGGTTTTGATTATGCTGTCCCCGACCGGGCTGACCCCGTGGAAACCCTCGATGCCGATGTTCACCGCATACAGCGAGGTCGCGCCGTCCGTTATGGGCACGCAGGGCTTAGTCGTTTCCGTCGCCTCGTCGTAGTAGAAGCGCAGGTCCACGAGCGGTATCCCGTCCCAAGCGTCCACGGAACGCCCGAAAGCGTCCTCGACGCGCTCGTAGTAACCGGCGCGGCGCGCGATGCTTTTTATCTTGGTGATGAGCGTGTTGTTGCCAAGCAGCATAGTCGGGCGGTCCTCCAGCTCCGACGTGAACTCGCTCATCGCGTCAAGAAACGTCTCATAATTTGAGTCCATTGCCCCAGCAGTGGATATGTCGATGTCGTCATCGGTGTTGTACTCGGTGCTGGAGCCCGTGAGCATCGCGTTGAGGCCGTCGAACTCCTCCGCGTTCAATGCGGAATCGCCGTTGATGACCGCGTAATGGAATAGGTTGATCGCGCCTTTGATTTTTTCCTCCATCTGGAATGTAAGCTCGTTGATTGCCCCGGAGGTGTCGATGATCACGCGGTCGATGTTGAAGTTGCCGCCGAAGATTTTCAGGAGGGCGACATGCGGCTCCCGGATCGCCTGCTTGGGAGAATACTCGGTGTTGAGCGCCCTGAACTGCGCCGTCGAAGGGGTCTTTAGCCGGACGTACGTGTAGCCCAGCGTCGAGCCGCCCGTGCCCGGGGAAACCGCGTTGTCGAACACAAGCGCGTCTAAGAGCTGCGACCCCCGCCTGAACTCGTCAACGACCATCTGGTCCACTTTGTTGGACATGCCAACTTTTGCCTGATTCAATGTTATCATTTCTTTATTGCTCCTTTTTCAAATTATTTGTTGTTGCCGTAATACCCCTCCAGCGCGTCCCTCATGCTCTTCGGCTGGGGTGCGCCCGCGCTTCCGGGCTGCCGCGATTCCGGAGGGGCTTGCTTCAGCTTCTCGTTTACCCCCGCCGCCACAAGTTTCTCCAATGCCCCTTTTGGGTGGTACTCGAACTGCCGGAGCATATGGACGCGCTGCTCGATTTCCTCTGCGGTCACGTCCACAAAGTTGAACATGTCGAGGAAGGTGTCCGGGATGCTGCTTTCTGCAAGCATCGCCGCCGTCTGGGTCCTCATGCTGTTAATCTCCTCGCTCCGCTCATGTGCCCGCTCCAAGTCCTTGAACTTCTGCTCGTAATAGCCCGCGCGCTGCTCCGCCGTCATCTCCTTCAAGCGTTCGGACTCGGAAAGCCGCTCGTCGTTGAGCCTCTGCTGCTTCCTGATCGCGTTGTCCACCGCCGTCTGGTTCGACTTCGTGACAAGTTTATCGATGAAGCTCGCTAGTGCCCTGTTGGTCTTGTACTCCTCCTCGTAGTTCACCGGTGTGTTCTGCTGCCGCTCGATCGGCTGCTCGGTTTCTTGTTGACCTCCGCCATTAAGCGGCGGGTCGGGGTTCTGCCCGTCCGTGCCTGAGGTTGCGTCGGTCTGCGTTTGTGTGGTCTGAACTTCCATTTTTGCTCTCCTTTCGCCCTTCCAGTCTCGCGCCTGGAAGTTCGTCGTAATGCCCGGCTGTTTTATGCCCGCCGGGAAAGGGCAAAATAAAAGCCCCCCGCAAGGCACGGCATGCCCTGTGGCTGGCTTTGTTTCGGTGTCAGGTTTTCGGCAAGCGTTACTTAAATCCTTCGTTTAATGCTTTTTCGGTGAGTTTCTCGTACTCATTCATGTAATTTAAAATCGCGTTGCCCACTATTGGGCGCTTGCTCATCCTTTTTGTCCCCTCTTCGATGTAATGCGCGTACTCCACGTTTGAGCCGACTATGACGGTGTTTTCCGGCGCGGTGCCTATGAGCGCGTCCTCCGGTTCGCTCTTTGGGAGCCTACCGTTTTTCCCAACCTTCAGTTCAGTTTTGTTGCGCCCGCTCTCTTTGTCGGGAGTGATGAACGACAGCGAGGCACGGTAGCGGCCCGTGTCCACCGCCTTGTTATCCCTCGCAAGCTCGGTTGCCCTAGTCTGCCAGTGCAGACCGATCGAAACCAGCGCCTTTTTGATGTTCTTCTCCATCTGCGCCTTGACCGCCGCGCTGTTGTCCTTGAAGTCTGCCGACATGTTGACCCGGCCTCCCATTTCGTGTTATCATCCCACTGAGGTGCTTGCGCGGCTGAGCCTGCTCATATGGCCCCCGTGACGATTAGATACCACGAGAAGCCTATGACGAGCCACGTCAGGCTCCACGCCACGCCCAGTACGAACATCTGCCTCTTGCTCATGTGTCTGCCCTCCATAGCGAAAAATCGCGCTTGCGGTTGATGCTGTCCCATCGATGTCTTATTGCGCTTTTTCACGCCCCACCCCGGTAAACGGGCAGGTACGATGTCTCATACCGCTCAATCTCGTATTCGCGGTATTCGTCCGCGTACGGGTCGTAATGCGGCTCATTCAAGCTCGGGGCAATCCCCGCGGCGGGGTCGTAGTACCGCCCGTCGCCGTACACCACCCAGTGCAGGTATTTCTTGTCGCCCTTGGCGTGGACCACGACCATGCAGCGGCCGCTCTTCCAGACGCCCTTGCCAAGGCGCACCGCCCTGTCGCCGCATTGGATGCCCAGCTTCCGCAGCGCGGCAACTACGTCCTTGGTGGTGGTGGTGCTCCTCTTGCCGAAGATTCTGACGCTCTCGTTGAGAGTAACCCCCGCTAGCATGGCGACGCAGGCCTGTCCGCAGCACCTCGAATTCACTGGCTGTTTCACAAGTTGGATCATTTCATCGACCTTCCTCTTCGAGCCTGTTTAAAAGCATAATAAAAGGCAGAGGGGTTGTTTTCTGCCTTGCGGCTGCACGGGCCGCCTTATACCGTGTAAAAGCCCGTAGCCTGTTTACCGTAGATTTGTGCGCATTTGTTTGCGTCGGGGTACAGTTTGTACCCCGCCTGCGGAAACGCCGCGTGGCGCGTTCTGGTGCGTTCTACGCGCATAGAAAAAGACGCTTAGTAGCGTCTTTTTGCGACGAAATTATGTTCACCTGCGTGTTCGGTGCGTTTACGCTGACATCGAACCTGCTTGCCTTGCAAGCCATTTGTTGTACTCGCGCCTGAGTGAATCAGACGCATTCTCTGCGGGGTCGTTCTCGTCTTCTGGGTATTCGCCAGTCAAGCTCCTATACTTTTCCCTTGCGTTTATGAGCATTTTCAAACGCAACTCCGCAGTATCCTGTTCGTCTAGCATAATCTCAAACGGAGGAATAAAGCTATTTGGCATTTTACTTACCTCGACTTTCCATACAAGATGCCCGCATCCTTCAAACTGTTCAGATAAGAATCTACGAAAGCGGCATATCTCTGGGGCGATTTTGCGAAGTCAGGAGTTTGAGCAAGAGCTTCTTTGTATCCCCTGTAAGCGCTTACAAAGTCAAACCCGTTTGTTTTCTCCATGTAACAGATGCTTCCATCGTTCCCTACGGCAGAAAGAAAGCGCGTATAGTCGTTGAACATAAAGCGATCAAGGTCGCTTATGGTAAACGTTGAGCCATCGGGGTGAGTGTGCATAACTATAGGAGGTTCGTCAAACACCGTGGATGCAACGCAGTTGGCTCCCTGTTCGCCT